TTTATGGGTTGATTGTTAAAATACTTGATAGCATCAGCTCTATCAGCAGCAGAGGTTATACTCCCAGTATTTGGAGGGTTATGATTCGAGTAAGTCTCATTTAGAACTGTTTGTCCTGAAGAGCTTACAAAAACTTTATCGAAAGTAGCCGTGTTCGCATATAAGTAAAACTCACTGGTATGGACACCCCCGTCTTGGTTTACCACCTGATTTCTAATTCCGAAATTTCTAGTGAAAGATCCGAAGACATCTATGTTTTGCGAACTAGAAAAAGTAAAAGTCGAGTCTCCACCAATTCTATAATTAGAGAAAGCTACAGTTCCATCTGTATTTAAAATACTTATTTTTTGCCCACTGACAAATGGATCAGCAGCTATTTGTGCTGCTGAAGATAGTAGTTCTCCATTTCTATTTAAAATATTAAACTGTAAAGTTACGTCAGCTCCTTCAGTGTAAACTCCGCTTCCAGTTGTAATTTTTGACAAGTCTGTAGAGTCAGCAGTAAAAGATGTTTGAAACTCATGAATATCATTAGTTATAAAATTACCTGCGTAGTATCCACTAGTAGAAATTTGAGAGTTTGTTGTGCCTATACCTATTTTTGTGGGTAATGAAGAAGTCCCTCCAATATATGTAGCATAAAAAGCTCCTGTGTAATCTACCCCCTTTTCAAATATATAGGGAGTAGTGTTTCCTATACCCATATATCCTGTCGCTTCAGCTCTTAAATCTCCATTTGGCGTAGTTCCGCCTATTACAGTAACTCCTCCTGAAAAAACAGTAGTAGCACCTATCCCAATAGTTGTTGGAAGGGTGGCTATAGTTTTTGGTCCTACAATATTTGAGAATTGCACATCATACCATCCTGAAGCTATAGCTTGTGCATTTAAATAACCTCCTACACCTGTAGCGCCTGTAGCAAGTTCTCTAGCTTCTTTCGCGTAAACGTATGCTCCATCAAACTTACTTAGTTTTAATATGTTGTATCCAGTTTCGTTCATTAGAGTATTGTTATTCTATCTAAAAATGATTTAGAAAAGGTTAGAGATTCTTCATAAAGAACAAATATACCTGATGATGCGTAGTCAGAATCAAAATATGCATTACCTGCACTGCCAGCTTTATTTCCTAATGCATTCACTTTAAAGTTATATACACCCACTTGATTAAGCCCTGTAAATTCTCCTCCAGTAGTTGTTACAAATTCACTTGCAGATTGTCCATTAGGTAAATCTAAAACCATATTATACCCTGTGACAGTGTTATCTGGAGTGATTCCAGTCCACATACCTGTGATAGTGAAGGTTCCATCTGAAGCGTTAGGAACTCCTGTCGTAACATTGTCAAGAACGGGAGCATCTAATGTTTTATATGTGACTCCATTGACTGTTTGAGCTACTTGATAACTAAAAGTATTTACTTCATTTTCTATACTTATATTTTTATCAATTAAATTGAACTTACCTGTATCGTATTTCGTAGCAGTAACCAAGTATTCATTAGTGGCTTCTTCCTTCATAGAAATCACTTTATAGAAAAATGGACTGGCTTGTTTTATTTCAAATTTCGCGGGACTACCTAATTTAACAAAAGGTAATATGCTTGTGTCGCTGAAGCCAGAAACTATCGATCCATAATCTTGATCTATAATAGATCCTGTAACACTTAAAATAGATATTTGATCTGGAGTTGCTACAGAAAGTTCAGATTCAGTTATACCCCTTGTTGAAACTTCAAAATTAGTTATACCGCTAAAGAAGGTAGGTGGTGGTGATGTTTCTCTTGTTTTATTCGGCACATCGTAAACAGCTATTTTACCAGTATTAAAATCAGATAATGTTTGAGCACCAGTCCATTCAGATATTAAATCACCAGATCTTAAATCAATAGCGCTTGCATTACCTTCTCCTGTTCCAGAGGCAAAAATCCAACCAGAGACACCAGTGTCGAAGTAAACCATTGTGCCGCTTTCGGGTAGACCTGTGTAAGATGCATATTGTTGAAATCTGGCATCGCCTGATCCTGTGGCTTCAGAATATCCTTGAGTATAACCTGAAAAAGAATATTCTCCTGTGTATTTAGACCAACTATCACTACCTATACCTGTCACTGTGAAGTTGTCATATCTTTGTCTTATAGTGTTAGCTGTTTCCTCTAATTCTAAGTAAGAATCAGAACCAGTAGGATTATAAACACTCAAGACCCCATTCATTGATGAGGAGTTGAATTGGTTTGTTAATCTAATAGTTTCTGCCTCTAAATCTACAGCTAATACCTTTCCGAAATTTGCTATATTAGTTTTTAGTTCGTCTTCAATTATTACGAGATCTCCAGGTTTACATAATAAACTTTCTAGTCCTGCGGTAAAGGCAACTTGTTGATTCTCTTTTATCTTGGAGAATATTTGATGCTGTGCAGTTCTGCGAGCCATCGCTCTAGATGTGATACCGATACCTTCTATTTTTTTCTTAAAAACACCACGCTCTTTAATATCTTCTTCGTCTTCCACCACCTCTATCTTAGGTGAAAAATTATCGAATCGATCTCTATATCCTACTTCTATACAGTTAAACTGCTCGTCCCTTCTGTTATTTGAGTAAAAGAAAAGGCCATCTTTAACACTTTCGTTTGTGAATAAGTTGACTGCTCCTCTTGGTCTATCGTCTACAAAATTAATTTCTGAATTACTAAAGAATGTTCTACCTCTGAATAAAGCTGCGATAGTGTTTATCGCATCAAAAATCTTTTGCCCTTGATCGAATACAATATTGCAAGAATATCTAGGCTCCTTACCTCCTCTTCCATCAGTTACTCCCTCAAAATATCCATTTTCGTCTACAGCATCACAGAATCTTCCTATTTTATATAGTTGCCACTTATTAATAGTATCACTATCTATATGAGTACCCATGCCATATCTAGAGTTTGTAAGTAAATCATATAAAATCCAAGCTGGGTTATCTGTCCATACTAATTCATTTCTAAAAGATCCATCCCAATCGCCTTTATAAATTAGCTTATCTCGTCTACTCGTATTATCGAAAAGTTCTTCATTATTATAATATCTTTTATCTTTGTCTTTCTTAGTGGGGAAGTAATTACTCGGGACTTTTACTTTTTTTAATTTACAGTCGAAGCTTCTTCTAGGTATGTTACCAAAAGCTCTTGAATCTAATTTTGTCCCCACTATTGCAGAATAAGGGTAAGGAAGATCAACCTTAATTATTTCTGTCACCTTTTTTACGGAGACTACTTTGGACAGCAAAGCAGAATTTGTTTCGTAGGAAAGTTTACTAATTCTTACATACCTTTTTTCATTGCTATCTTGCTCTAAAGTCCCAGCTTCTATACCCACTTCACCATCAGCACTTAAAACTTCTTTATTTGTACTTTTAGATCGAGGCAATTCAAAAGGTCTAGATAAATAATTAAGGTTATCATCTGCGCCATTAAGTTGAATTACAAATTCTCTGCCACTTGAAGTTTTATAATCAGGATTTCCTAAATCAATTAAGGTATTCCCTTCGATAAGAGCTACTATACGATATGTGTATTCTTTATGTTTTTTAAAACCTCCATTTTCTCGTATAGCCCCCGTCTCTATTTTGATGTTTAGAACTGATGGGAATGTAGTGCCTATTTTTAAATCTTGATTGTCTTTATTTCTTCCCGTAAAGACATTATTTACATTTTTAATTAAAGTATCTTTTAAAGCTGATACATCTAGAGTAATGAATACTTCTTCTACATTAGGATTGTATATTGTATGAACAACAGGTATCTCTCGTTCATCAAAATTTGCGAATGAATTTGCTCCCCAACTTGAATAATTTCTAGGCTTACCTTCAGCATCTTTTCTCTCGTCATCACTACCCTCGTTTAAAGGTAAACCATCCACTAAATCTGTATTATAATTATTCGCAGTTTCGCCTAAAACTGCGCTCCTAGTTAACATTGAGGTTCCAATTTGAACCCTTTGAGGAGCATTTGATTGTGCGGCTAAAGCATTTGGGTTTCCTTCTGCTCTTGCGGTTCCGAAAGGTCCAAAAAGCTCTCTATCATACAGATGATCGATAAAAACTTTATTAAAATATTTGAATGGGTCTTGTGACTCTTCTCCTTTTTTAAATTCAGCTAAAACATTACTATAATTGTATTTTAAATTAATAGCATTAAAATTATTTACAGTAGCATTTGTCTCTATAATTTGATTTGTATCAAGAGTTTTTGCGTATTTAAAAGAATTTAAATCACTTAGTGCTGCAATTACTTCTTTAGGTATTTTGTAAGTAAAAGACGCATCGGCAGTTTGCTGTCTATTGCCAAGGTCACCCAACGGATTCGAAAAAGCGTCTCGCTGTAGTCGGTTCCACCCTCCGATTGGTTCTGTTAGAGGATCAAGTTCTATTGGGAATTCAAAAATCAAAAATCCATGCATAGTCCCAGTTAAAGTCCCATCAGAATTTATTTCAGGGCATGTTACGTCTGTCACTCTCATACCCGCATTTTTCATTGCTGCGATTAAGTTGAAGCCACTTTGTGTCCCAACTGGAAAAGTGGTCATACTAAACAATTGGTTCCCGTCTAAAACAGATTTATCTAAATTGCTATTTGAATCCTCTACTTTTACTATAATAACTCCCCCGTATTCTTCTGGATTTAAGTAATCTAAAATTAAATTGTTTACACTATCTCCAGTAAAATTTAAAATTTCTAAAGCTTTTTCAGCTAATCTTTTTTGTAGTCTATTGCCTCCTTCTTGGTTATTATTAGAGAATAATTCGTAGATAGTATCTAACTCACTAGAAACTGCTTCATTAATTCTGGTTTCATTTTGAGAAAATGCTGCGGTCCTATTTATATTCCACAAGCCTCCTGTCACTTGACTGTAAGCAGGTTGGAAGGCAAAAATAAATTTAGATGAAGCTAAAGAGCTGTCTGCCCAGATAAGACTGTTAAGCGTACCTATGGGTGTGTCTAGACCTCTGAAAGCTGCATTAGAATCACTATAGCCAGTTTGTTGTTCTCCATTTAAATACCATTGGAAAGTTTGATCTCCAGCGCTACCTCTGTATTTTATAAAACCTCTAATGAAGAGATCAATCTTATCATAAATTCTTGTGTTACCGATACTTCTGTTGCTTTGTCTTGCTTCTGTTAAATAAACCATAGCCACATCTGGATTAGAAGACCCTTCCTTATTGTCAACTCCTCCAGGAGTGCTAGATGGAAGAGCTGTTATTTTTCCATCAGAGCTACGTCTAGGAGCTTCTTTTAATTCTTGGAAGAACTCGCTACAAAATGCGACACCTTTAGTACTATCCAAACCCATATTGAGAGTTTCTATAGTTTCTAGTTCTAAAGTAGTTAACTCATCTCCAGTCGTATCGGATTCTGTAGTTACTGCTACAGCGGTATCATCTAAATAAATACCTTGTAACATTTCTAATCCATCTACAATTTTTCCATTTGCATTTACTATTCCCTCAATGGGTCCATCACTAATTAAATCTAAAGTTTCTGCATAACTAAATGAAGCGCCGTATTGCAATTCTCCCATTACAGGAGGTTTATAGATGGGGGGTTTAGGTTTTTTACTACCTTTGCCAGCGCCAGCGATGCTAAGTTTTTTGAGTAAGTGTTTCATTATATTAGAGGCCCACTTTATTTCCTACGAAAACAGGATTTCCAACTCCTCCTAAAGATTCTTTTGGTGTTTGGTGTTGAGGAAATGATTTAATTGTAGCCTGAATTACTTGCGAGCCTACCTTTAATCTACCATATCCAATTGGAACTGGAGATCCTTGACTAGCTACGTTTACTGTATTAGAAAATATTAAAGAAGATTTGGAGCCATCTGCATCAATTTCCAAAGCTTCTATTTCAGGTTTTGGGGTTAAGGCATAAGAAACTGCTGCGAAAAATAATGCGCTTGCGATAGTAGCTAACAACTTACTTCCTCCTACGAGTGGTAAAAAAAATGCTGGTCCCGATCCAGCTATAGCAGGAACTAAATCTATAGTTGTAGGATTTTTTACTCTAGAAATATGCTCTTCTTGAGTGACTCTTTTTTTATCTATGATAATATCATAGCAGAATCCTTGTTTTTGTAATTCTACTAACCTTCGAATAAAACCAGTCCTATTACAATCTATAGCCTCTAAGACATCTTTAGGGTTTGGTAGGCTCAATTTAAAATTATCGCCGTATTCCCGAGCCAAAATTCCATGTATGTATACTTGTGTCATGCTACTGCCTTAATCCTTTCTAGTATATTTACATCAGCTTCTATGGTTTTGGGCGTATAAATATTTATTTTTTTTGTGTTAAGACTG